AATCTCAAATAATGAGTTAAATGTGTTTGTGCTTTCTGTTTCTTTTAAGTCCCAGTCTAGCACACCGATAAGATTATCGATCTTTTTATTTATTATAGAATTTTCCATACCATTATGATCAAATGGTAAATCCTTATACCATTGTGGTAAGTGTAGTTCGTCAATTGGATATGCTATGCTAGTCATGTTCATTGGATTATTCTTTAGTTTACAAACAATAGTTTTCATACCATCTGTAATTTCCATTGAATAATTATCTGAATATGCTTTGCGTAATCTGTTCCAATTAATAGCCGCCATTACATGCCCTACTCCGCACTTACCTGTACGATCATGCATTTTAGTATATTTTGTAAGATTGTTTACACGTTTTGGTGTACCTTTTTCCCAACCAGGTCGTTCTTTAAATTGCTCTCTAAAATCTTTTATTCTTCCTAATATATCAGTTTCTTGTTTACCATCTAGTACTTCAAATAAAATTTCTTCTAAAAATCGTTGCATAAATTCTGGTGTATCACTACGTTTAAGATCTAAGCCCATAGCTTTAAGTTTTCCTGATTTATCTTCGACGTCTTTGCGGTTGCCTTCTTCGTCGTATACCAGGATGCCGTATCTTTTCTTTTTAATAAACAAACCTCTTGTGGCTACAATTTCTCTTGCCGCCGCAATAATTTTTCCACTTTCAATAGTGATACCAAATAGTTTACTCATAAATTGTGGAAATGATGAATTGACTTCCTCACCTATTGCATCGTATAATTTTATTGCTTTCTCTTTATCCCATTCAACATTACCATTTGCTATTTCATCCTTGAGAGCTGGTATAGCACTATAATAAACACTATCAGTATCACCGTAAATGATAGTTGAACCCACATGATCGTACTCTCCTGTAAGTACTTTATTAACTTCTGCGGCCATATGCTTTGCAATTGATCGCCCAGTTAATGTTACACTTTGACCCATCCGTAAGTCAAAGAACCTTGAACCTTGATTTAAAATAGCTCCATATAAACTATTTAAGTTAATTTTCTTAACCAACTGTCTTTTATCCCAAAATTCTATATTTTCCTTGTCGTTAGCATCTATTGCTTCTTGTAAACTTTTTTGCATAACTTTGCGTTCTGCATACCAACGCTCTAGCAAGTTTGGAATAATACCTTTTAAGTCATGTCTAAATATTGTGCCATTTGCAGATATACCCCACGGATTACCTTGGTTATGTATTAAGTCGTATATCTCGGCACCTGTGTATTGATCTGTTTTTCCATTCTCCCAATCTACAGTAATCTTTTCTGCAACATCTCTATCTCGCACTAAATCAAATTCTAATGTGCAAAATATACCTTCCCATGCTTCTGCAAAACTAGACTTATTGCCCATTTTCTCACGTACCATTGCATGAGTTTTATCTAGTCTGCATTGCCCTATAATTGTTTCCGGGCCCATATTCATAGCACGAATCACACTAGGATATAGCGAGTTCAAGTCCATTGAACCTATCCAGTCGTGCATTCCTACTTTAGGTTGTGCTACATATGCACCTGCCGCGGTACTAAATTCATCTTCGCTTTTTTGTTTTTTATCTGGTACCTGTAACCCTTGACTATGTGCTTCATTTATAATTGCTTGGTCACTAACTGCTACTGCCCCCATTGTTGTTTGTAGCATTACAGTATTAGCATGAGCAAGTACATTTGCTAAATCAATGAACTGTAACTTGTCGTCCATTTTCTTAAGCATCATTGTATCTTGTCTGTTGTATGCAATAAATTTTTCATAATCATTGTTATACAATTGATCTAATGTACCTTCATATGGAATCTTACCTTCGCCTATTTCATATTCTCCTACTGCATCTAATCTATAACTATGCATTTCATGATAGGTATATTTGCGATACAACTCTAAATAATCTAAATGTACTCTACCTATTAGGTCAAATGTTTCTAAGTCTTTACCAAATTTTTCAAATTCTCTTTTGCGTGGATACTGCTTCCATAAACAAAACTCTCGCATACGTTCTTTGCCTAATACTCTAGCAACTCTGTTTACTGTATACGGAATATCATACCCTTCACTGTTCCATCCGCTTAATATATCTGCATCTTCAATCATTGCTAAAAAATTTTCTAGCAACTCTTCTTCTGTATTACAGAGCATTGTGTTCTCAAACTTACTACATATTTCTTCTGCTTCTGCACGTTCTACGGTTTTAGGTCGTATAGTAAATGTAATTAAACTATCTAGCCAACTACACCACATCGTAACGGAATTAATCATAGAAAAAGGATCCGAAGGATCAGCAAAGCCCTTTTCCTGTTTAAAGTCTACTTCGATATCAAAGAAACACTTGTTTAAGTTCGGTGCTTCTTTACCTAAGTAGTTGTCTTCTAAACAACGAAATACAGGATTAACATCCGATTCAAACAATCGTTTGTTACCTTGTAGTTTCTTTTCTTTGTGGAATGCTTTGCTATTTGTAGTGCTAACTCTACTAAGTGAAGTTCCAAATATAGATTTATACTTACCTCGTACATCTGGGTAATAGAATAGATAGCGAGCAGGATACGACATGTATTCACGTTTGCCGTTTACTCGCTCTACAATATGTATTGCGTCTTTTTCTCTTTCAAAAAATGCATCTACGTAACTCATAATTATATTGTAACATCTTTTAAATAATTTGCATAGTGTTTATGCGATTTTTCTAATGGATGACCGGCTTTGCCTATGTCATTTAATTTTTTTCCAATATCCATTATACCATTATATTTTGATATATCATTTTCAATAAAAATAAATTTAGACCAATCTATTAATTTCCTAGTTCTTACAACGGATCCTATTATTTTATCCATATTAATCGTATCATCCTGATAATCAAATATATATCGACTCGGAGTCGAAGGAATGTTATTAGGATTACCGGTAATTAAATTTCCTGCACCTGTATTTAACTGTAAAGTTTTATGTGAAGGTACGACCATAAAATATTCAGTATCTAATGATTCAAGATGTAATTGTGTCATATATACATTATCTAAAAATCTATACATACCATACACGTCGCTATAAACCATCTTGTAATATATATCTACAAACTTGTACCAAAGAACACTATTTCGAGTGTCAAGATGAGGTTTAATGCAATTCCTTATATCAAATTTATTTTTTCTACCTTGGATCCAATGACCCATATTAGTAAAATAATCTCCCTCAGGGTTTTCTTTATCCGTAGTATGATCTGGAAGTTCTTGTCTTTCTGGAAAAGACCAAGATATACCTACTAGTTTTGGCCTGAGAGTAGAAGTAGTATGAATACAGTTTCTTTTGATTCTGTCATTTGATGAACCAGGCACTGAATAATTTAAAGCACCTAATAATGCAGGCCAAGAAAATTTACTAGGCTTTATTACACCTGCTAGAACCTCATTATGAGGGGCATCTTTTAATTCATGACCATACGACAACGAACAACCAAAAACTAAAAAGTCTTTATTCATGCAGTTCTGCCGACTGCTTCTAATACATCTTCTACTGCACTAAAATCTTCTTTAGATTGACCTAATGAAGCCTTATGTGCAATTTTAATTGCTTTATTAAGAGTGGCTGCTTTAATGTCAAGTTCTTGAGCGATCGCCTTAACGGTATCGCCTAACCCTTCACGGAGATCTTGCATCTCCTGTGTAACTTGAACACCTTCTGATACTAATTGCTTTAGTTTAGCAATTTCGTCAATACTATACACTTTTTGTGGCATATTTCTCCTTTGAAAATATTAATATTATATTATAACATATTTAAATTATAAGTCAACCTATTTATAACCAGCAAAAATTTAAAGTAACCCTTGAGGGGGCACTAGTACAATTTGTGCTATTATGATCGTTACTGCCGTCGAACACTAAAAATCTATTTTTTACAGATTCTATTTTATGATCTCCAACTTGTGTATAACCATCGTTATCGTTTACATAATAAACACCAGACTTATGATTAAATGTATAATCTTGATGGGGACGATGTATATGTAATACATCGGTTGCAAGAAATAAATTTGCTTTTATTCGTAAAAGAGCTTTATTGTTTAATTGTTCAATTATAGGTATTAATAGTTCAAATTCCCTAG